CCCTGTCAGCCATTCTCCGCAGCCGGAAATCAAAAAGGAAAAGAAGACGAGCGCCACTTGCTCCCCCATTTCCTCGAATTGGTCGGACAGTGCAACTTTCACACTATCTTTGGGGAACAGGTTGAAACAGCGATTAAGCATGGATGGCTCGATGATCTATACGCAGAAATGGAAAACCAAGACTACTCCGTTGGGTCGGCAATTATTGGCGCACATAGCCTCGGCAAAGCGCACATCAGGAAAAGAATCTATTGGGTGGCCAACTCCGCAAGTGAGAGATTCAAAAGGGGAGAGGGGTGCAATAGCACAGGATCGAAAAGGGAATCCAGTGGATCAACTTGGGATAGCGGCCAAGATGGGATGGCCAACCCCTGTGTCCTCGGACAATCGGGACAGAGGGTCGTGGGACGATCCGTGTATTCAAAGACGAGTGAAACTAGGGAAGTCAATCGAACTGTCAATGATGGCATCGGTGACATCACAAATACCGAATGGCTCTACTGTCGCGATGAAAAGTACCGGCCAATTAAATCCGGCATTAAGCCGTTGGTTGATGGGATTGCCAGAGGCGTGGTGCATAGCTGCGATTCAGTCATTGAGGCAAACGCAAGCGCTGAAGCGCGGACTATCAGACTCAAAGGCTACGGCAACGCAATCGTAGCACCAGTGGCAGAGGAGTTTATTAGGGCAACAATGGATGTAATTGATATGGAAACAGGAAGATAGATGACAACTAGAACTAAAGAACCAGACAAGAAAGTGAATGAACTAATTGAAACGCTCTTAGAGCAAGTTGATCGGATGAACCGGGAGATCACAGCGCTGAACAAACGCATCGCTGATGTGGCAATTCATTGTGGGTACAAAATACAGGATGATTTATGACATCGTTCCAGTGTCAAAGCCAAGGCAGACTCAATCAGACAAGTGGCGAAAGCGGCCATGTGTGATGCGATATAGAGAGTTTGCTGATGAGTGTAGAGCAAAGGGTGTGGAGATAGTTAATGGCTCAACAGTGGTCTTTTATCTACCCATGCCTAAAAGCTGGTCGAAGAAAAAGAAAGCATTGATGGTTGGGAAAGGTCATCAGCAGAAACCGGATGTGGATAACTTACTCAAAGCGGTTATGGATGCGGTTCTCAAAGAGGATTGCCATATTTACGATATTCATTCACAGAAATTCTGGGCAGAAAAAGGGGGGATTCAGATTTTATGACGGCAGTGAAGGTGTTAATTGCGTTTCTACTTTTACCCTGGCTACTGCTTTTGGCCGGGTGCGTGGCAGTGATACAGGTGTTGGATGGTACTTTTTTTGAGGGGGTAGAGTGGGATGAGTGAATACCATTTTGAGCCTTATGAACACAGAATGGATGGGAATGTCGAGTGTATGGGTTGCGAAGAACAATGTTTAGCGGATGTACATCGAATTGAGAGCGCCACAAAAGTGAGTCGCTTTGTGATCTGTGAAATTAGAGATGATACGAACCGGGTTGAGGTTGAAGATAATTGGAGGCAGTGGTGAGTGATACGGTCAGAATGAGGAAAAAGAGTGATTTTGATGTTGTCCTGGAGAACATTAACGAACCGGCACACTACAAAAAAGGGGGTATTGAGTTCATTGATCTCATGCGTACATTTCTACCGAGGACGATGTTTATAGGGGCGCTCATGTTCAGCATACTTAAATATTTATGGCGATGGGATTCTAAGGGGATCAAAAAAGAAATGGATGAAGAACAGAAGAATCTAATCAAATACGAGAATCTAGGCAAGGCTGAGTTTTATCTTAAAGAATTGATGAAGTTACATATCCCTAAATCACACGGTGTTCCAGAGTACGAAAATGTTGAGGTAAAAAATGATTGAGTGGTTAAACCGGTGGATCAACCCACCGACAGAGGAATTTGTGCATAAGGGTGTTGGCTATAAGCATCGGGAGGAAAATAAATGCTGGTGCGGCGCTGGATTAGTCACTTTTTATTCAAGGAAACATCGTCAGTGCGTGAGCCTAGAGAAGTGTGGTCGGATTTACGATTTGTATGATGGTGTTGAGATAAGGCATCAACGATGAGTTTCAAGGAGCGACACGGATTGAGTTTGAAGATGACGATTAGGACATTGTTGATTATGCTGGTTATGCTGCCTCATGCTATTGTGCGACAGATATTGTGGTCAGTAAGGTAGTGATGACGTAGCGATGGCATATCCTAACCGTTATAAGCCTGGTGGCAAAAAACCAGAAGGCAGTGGTCGCAAGAAAGGTACGCCAGATAAGATCAGGTCAGAGGTCAAAGATAAGATCGAGGCATCGGGGTATGATCCGATCAGAGCAATGATTGAGATCGGTGAAGAGGCGATGACCGCAAAGGATTACACCCTAGCTGGTAACATGGCCAAAGAGTTAGCGCAGTACATCTATCCTAAACGTAAGTCGGTTGAGCATACAACTGATGGCTCATTCATGCCGACAGGTATCACCATCAACTTCACTGAAGACCCGAAACCAATCAGCAAAGGAAATGTGATTGAACACCGACAAACATCTAAAGATTGACCTAACACCTAAGTGGAAAGGGTTTGGGGAGCCACATAGGTATAAGATTGCTTATGGTGGGCGTGGGTCAGGTAAGTCATGGACCATTGCGAATCTGTTGGTGCTAGAGTCATTGCAGACACCAGGGTTCCGGGTGCTGTGTGCTAGAGAGATACAGAAGTCTATACAGGATTCAGTGCTGCAACTGTTGGCCGATACTATTGATCGGTTGGGTGTGTCTGATTGTTTTGAAGTACAAAAGACCCAAATCCTTGGAAAGAATGGTTCTAGGTTCTTATTTCTAGGTTTGCAATCGAACATCACTAAGGTCAAATCATTAGAGGGATTGAATAGAGTCTGGGTCGAAGAGGCCGAGGCAGTAACGCAATCATCATGGGAAACATTGATACCAACGATACGCCAACCAGGGTCCGAGATATGGGTATCATTTAACCCCAACGATGAGTTGGATTCGACTTATCAGCGCTATGTGGTTAATCCTCAGAAAGATTCATACGTCACCAAGATAAACTACAACGACAACCCTTTTTTCCCGGAGGAATTAGAGAAAGAGCGCCTATACCTCAAGTCCATCAATACCGACCTGTACAACCATGTATGGGAGGGTGAGGTTTTATCTAACCGTGATGGCTCTTACTATGCCAAGTACGTCAATAATAACCAGGTGATCCCGATGGCAGTGGAGCCGGGTATACCGGTATCAACTTATTGGGATATTGGTGTGGCTGACAGCACTGCGATCTGGTTCGTTCAAACCATTGGGCGAGAAATCAGGGTCGTTCACAGTTATGAGAATAGTGGCGAGGGCATCCAGCATTACATCAACTATGTCTACGATTGGCGCGACAAGCAACACGCAACCTTTGGATCACACTTTGCACCGCATGATATTCGGGTCCGATCCTATTCAACAGGCAAGAGTAGACTAGAAACAGCACGGTCATTAGGGTTGGTGTTCAGAGTCACACCGAACATTGGTGTACAAGACGGCATAGATGCGGCTAGGCAGTTGATTCCGAGGTGTTGGTTCAATAGTAGCGATGATGGTTGTGCCGATGGCTTACGAGCATTAAAGCGTTATCGTAAAGAGTTCGATGAGAGGCGCGGAACCTATAAATCACATCCATTGCATGATTGGAGTTCACATTATGCCGATGCTTTTAGGTACTTTGCGGTTAATCACCGTGAGGTTAACAAACATATGCAGCGTCCAGTAGTGGCCTCAACGGATTGGGCCGTTTTAGGCTGATCCCAAATATGTTATAATAGAGGCTGCATGGATGAAAAATCAGCGACTTACACCTCTCTCATGGATGAGGGTGGTCGCGATCATCTTCATTGGTGGATAGTATTTGAAAAAGGAAACTGCGATCATTGGTGGACTAAACTTTTCGATCAAGATATGCGGCACTGTTGGGCCGTTAAGTTCGATGGTGAGCATTTTATTGCGTTCCGGCCTTACATCGGCTACACAGATATCGAAATCCTACCCATCAAAGATTCAAGACACATTGCACCGGCTGCGACTGCGGTTCTTTCTGTGCATACCACCGCTGACGGACTCCAAATGCGTGACTTAGTACCGGCCTGTTTCAATTGCGTTGAACAAGTTAAAGCATTACTGGGCGTTAAAGCCT